CATTTGGAATTCTATGTCAGTGGATCTGGGCAATATCCCATCGAAGATATTCTTATTCAATATCGAATAATTCAACCGAATCGAGCGTAGGGTGGGTTGATACACACTACATTCTATTGCAGAGTACTTCTAGCTTATTCTCATCGGACCAACTCTTACAGTAGTCATTGTCCTCATCACAAATAGACAAAACATCTTTCTCAGAAAGGATCTTATAGTCAATGATAAGTTCACCGATACTCTTCTGAGAGAACTCATTGGCTTCCTCCATCATGACGCTATCCATTGCCCATTCTGGATGATCCTCAGGTGTCTCAATCATATAACGATGGCGATAGGTTGAGATCGTCTCGACCATTACCCAGACTTTTTTTTTCACTTGTGGTTGTCATAATTTAATATTTTTTCTTTCCCAAACTGTACTTAGTCACCAGCATCCATTCATCCTTCTCAGAGAAGGGCAGGATTTTGATTTTGTTGTAACTGCAAAAGGTGGTCATCGTAGACGGATAGGAGTATATATCCTTTCCTGTCTCATCGGTTGCCATAAATCGGGAACCCACAATCGTACACAGTCCCCATTCCTGAAGCAGACGAGCAATAGAATTCCGACGTGCAATATCACTGTCGTCGATTGTATGAGGTCTGCCATCTAACCAGAACAGTTCCTTGAAGTGGACGATGTAATATTTTCCCTTCTTGTGAAGAACATGACATGACTGATAAAGTTTCTTATCTCTGTTTGAGGAGATTCCCACTCGGGTGAGAGTCTCCTTTATCTTGAGGAAGCTGTCGTTATCAGGCAGTTCAATTTCAATAAAGGTTGATACAATGTCGTCTGGGTTCATAATATTTCTCTGTTCCTAAGGTATTATTTAGTCGGAAGAGAAAGTTACTTTCTGATCCCTCCTCGGTCTAATGATTCTTTCATTAGATGAAGAGATTCTTTTGAGATCAAGGGCATCATCTCTTTGGCTTTCTTTGTGCTGATGTTATAATAATCTTTGATCACCACCGCATCAGGATCTACCTTTACTTTCAGCCAGGGGCTGTATCGATTCTTCTTCCTCACCGAATGTAACAGATACTTGTATTGTAATACTTTTGGAATGGCCGATCTCTGATTCATCTCATTCACCTGAAGAATTGTATCAGGATAGAAAGACATTGCTCGATTTACCACCCATGCAGGATAGTCAGACTCATTAAATGAATCAATGAGATCAGAGTCCTTGGTGAGGTTGATGGACTTCAGGATGTCTTTGAGTTCTGGCATATTATTTCCACACACAGTCTGACATAATCAGGATAAACATAGCCGACAGATTGATTTCGGCATCAGCAACAAATGCTGACTTGTACTGATAGTCAGCCAGATGAATAATACACTGAGGAATAGATCCGGGTTCCATCACATCTTCCATCGAATCAAACACCATCCGAATAATATCATCGGGTGAGTTGTCCAGGTTTTCATTGACCCACTTTCTCATTGCAGGAAAGTCTTTCTTCTTCAGAGACTCAACCAGTCCCTTCACAGAAAGATTCTGAATCGCCGACAGAAGACCAGCATCGATCTTTCCATTGACTGTTGCATACCGCTGGAACTCAGAAAGGGTCTTGCGGAAGTCAGGAAAGAACTTCATAATGACTTCCGCAACAACCTTCTGTTCAAACTCAATTCCCTCAGTCTTCAGAATATTATTGATGCGTTTCATTAACGCAGCGGCAAGTTTGCTTTTCTGAGAAGATGGGATACTGAATTCGAATGTGGTAAGACGGGACTCGCTCAGTGCAGGAATGATCTTCTTCTTGAAGTTGCAGGTCAGAATAAACCTACAACCCTTGGAGAACTCTTCCATAAAGTTGCGGAGTCCGGCCTGAGTCTCAGGAGTAAGATAGTCTGCTTCATCGATGATAACGATCTTCAGACCACCAGACATTGATACGGTCGATGCATAGGACTTAATTTTGGTCCTTAGTACATCGATACCTCGCTCCTCTGAACCGTTGATGATAATCATATCACAGTTCAGTTCATTACACAGAGCCTTGGCGATTGTAGTCTTCCCCATACCTGGCTTGCCACATAGTAGCATATTCGGAATGTCGTTGAGTTCAACGAACTTCTTGAATGTCTTTTTCAGATCATCAGGAAGAATACAATCATCAATTTTCTGAGGACGGTAGAGTTCCGTCCAGAGTGTGTTACTAATCATATTATAGATCCTCATCACTGTATACTGTTATAATACATCCGAGCTTAGGCAGATCATCACCAGAACAAGACCAAGAATGATCGCTAGAGAATCTACCCACAGACCCAGACCTAGACCCAGACCCAGACCAAGACCCAGACCTAGACCTAGACTCAGACTCAGACCCAGACCCAGACCCAGACCAAGACCCAGACCTAGACCAAGACCCAGACCCAGACCTAGACCTAGACCTAGACCTAGACCACACCCCTCGATTGTATCTGGAGTTCTTTGTCATATCTATTCAAAGGATGAGTCTGATTCGATAGCAATATAATACTTAACAGGATTACTCTTGGCTGTGAATAAGGCAACTCCCTTGGATGATAGAGTTACGGTGTAGTCATCTTCGATCACCTTGAGATTCGGGATCTTGAGATACACCTTGAATCCACCGGAAGACTTTCCTTCTACTTCAAAGGAACATGAGTGAGAAGTAGGATTGCTCTTGTCGAGCACAGTGAGTTCCAATTCACCATCCTGCTTTGTGATGAGAAGATCTTCCACGGAAAGAACCTGTGATGTCTTCTGAAGACTCTTGATGGTAGCGACAGGAAGTTCGAAGGTGGCTTCCGAGGAAGTGATTGTAATCCGTTTGGTAGGAGTCACAATACGAGAAGGATCGGTGAAGAAATACTTCAGGGTATTCTTACCATCCTTGGCTTCCATATACTTCTCTTTGAAAAGAAGATCCGGATCTTTCGCCAAGGATTCTACTCCCATTAGCTGACGAACATCATAGATTCCAAACGTCTGAGGAAAGGAATCAGTAACAATTGCTTCGGCCAGAATCGTCTTGTTCTCTGGCATAACTCGAATCTCATTACCTTCAGTGAAGACCATCGAGTTATTAATGGTTGAGAAGTTGTTCAGGACTACTTTTGTGAAAGGACTTAGCTTCATGATATCTCCATATTAATATTATACTACATCAGGCACTCAAAGTAAATCTACCGATCAATTCTTTTGGAGAATACTCCGGGAAAATTGGCTTCCATAAATTTCTTATTGATCTTACCGTATGAAAGTTTCTTGTTGAGAACATCCTTTAGCAACTTAACTTCTTCCTGATGTAATGCCTCAAAGAGCAAACTCAGTTTGGCTTTCTTCTTGTCGATTGACAGAGGAGAGGCATTGGAGAAGATGTAGAGTCGCCGACACTCTTTGTCTAAATTCGAATCTACAATTCCTTTCAAGCCTCGTGCTGCCTGAGATTCCTTGTATGTCACATCAGAGTAATCAGGAAAGATTACATCCGGATTGAACACAGCAGCAAGAAGAATCTGAAGTGAGGGTCGAAGCTTGCCTCGAAGAAACTCTGCTCGGGCATTCTGATCGGACAAGGTATTGGCTTCGTCCAGGATTTCTGCGGGGGATGACATATACATAATCTAAAATTCTCCATTCCAATTTAGTAACATATTCAGTCTGTTACGTTGCAGATATTTAGTGACCTTCTCCTGAGATCCGATAACAGGTTTCTCAAATGCCAAGAGAATCTGTCCCTTGATCTCCATCGGAATACAATCAAAGTTGATCAAACGATTGTTACGATCATACCTCTTATGGCAACTCGTGTCGCTTTTGTATTCATTGAAGGCTTCAAGAAACTTGCTAGTGATTCGATTCTGTCGTCTACCAGCGACAAAGGTGTCGTCCTCCGAAAGAATATTAGGAATACCATCACCCGAGTCTCCATATATAATCTTTTCTTCAAGGAAGCTTATGGGATCAGGTTCAATCATAAACATCTTCTGTACCGGAGAATACTGAGTCACATTACGGTACCGCTGAAGTTGAAGGAAGTCCTTATCACCAGAGATGATGAGAACCCTTTCTTTGGATACCGAGCTAATCACAGCAATGATATCATCGGCCTCGCAGTGAGGTACCACCATAAACTTGTAGGGAAGATTTTCCTGAATCTCATCCTTGAGTTTATTCAAGACCTTGTGAATCTGGTTCCAATCAATATCAGAATTTTCTCTGGCCTTCTTTCGATTGGCCTTGTAGTTCGGGAAGATATCCTTTCTCCAATACGAGTGAGCATCAGAGCAAAGAATAACATCACCATACTCTGCCGAGAATCGAGTCTTGAAGGATCTAATGGCAGTCAGGATCATATGGCGAAGCAAGTCCTCTTCGATTACAGAGGACTTCCTGACATTGAGGGACTGCATCATATTGGAGAGTACAATCTGATTGAGATCTATTAGTATCATATTATGTACTTTGATTGTGTGGATCAGGAACGAATCCGCTGCTCTAACCATTGAGCTAGAGGGCCAATGTCAATTAAGAATCCATGTACCGTGAATACATATGAGACTGCTTTGAATCCAGACTATCAAGCATCAGGAACTCCTGATAACCTACTGGATCAAAAGTCTTCTGTGTCATAATAGCGACTTCCTTTGGCACAAAGGAATTGTCCTCTGTCAGATACGGATGAGAGAACCCTTGACTCATTTTCTCCCAGCCATTCTCAATCAGGTACAGTGCAGTCTTATCGTGGTTTGTTGTAATTTTCATGGTTACTTACTCGCCCGTAGAATTACGGTGTCCGTGTTAATCCTTCCAGTTGGTGTGATGTCATTGGTAGTCAGATTGTCCATAACTTTCTTCAGAGGAACCTTTCCCATCGAAGGAATAAGAGGCACCAGACATTCTGGCTTTCGAACTTTCTTACCCACAGAGGCATCAGAAATATTTAGTAGAGTAGTGCCCTTGATGGACAACCCAGAATCAGACACATAATTGGTCAGGATACGATATTTGGTATTGTACACCCAGAGGGAAGTTGCTCCGACGATCTCTTTCGGATCAACCGAAGTCAACTTCAGTTCCTCGAAAGACTGCAAGTACTTGAGAGACTTGACCAGTTTGTCTGGTGTCTTCGCCTTGGTCTTTCGAGGACCGCTGGGTTTGCGAGAAGCCTTCTCAACTTTGGTAGAGAGTATACCAGAGAGAAAGGCCAGGAAGTCTCGCTTCTTCCGGTTGGTAAGATAAGAGTATGCCTCAGCCAGATCAGGATCGCTGGAGGAAAGCACTACCTCATCATACAACTTTTGTACTCGTCGCTGAATCGTAGCCTGAATGTCAGACGTGAGAGTGGGATTGCGTTTGGCCCACTGGCTCATATCAAACTTAGAGACACAGTTGTTCTGAATACAAAGATCAATCTGCTCGTCAATCTGACTCACAAGATCGTTGGCATTTTGAATCGCCAGAAGATTCTTCTTGCGGGACTTCTTCTCTGCGGCAGAGTCAATCTGCAACTTAGCCAGGCATCCTGCGGCCAGCAACTCGGCCTCAAACTCTTCAAGTTTATTCCCGACCTGAGGAAGCTGACATCCTCTCAGCCAGATCCGAGCCAGAGTTCCTGCCTGGACAAATTGATTGTCAGGCAGAGACTCAATCAGCTTCAGATTTCCTGTCTTGATCGAAGAAGGACTCTCATAGTATTCCAGGAACCACTTCTTCTTCTCTTCTTTCGTGTGGGCCTGGGAGTAATAGTCCAGGAGATTAGCCAGACTAGTATCGGAAGGAGACGGCTCCTTACCATACATGGCTTCAGTCACATTAGCAATTCTACTCATATTATTATTATACCGTATCAGAGTTCAGAAGTCAAGAACTATTTTATGCGCTCCACGAATCATTGATGAAGTGGCTCTCGGAATGAAACCATGTGAATGTCGCTCGTGCGACTTCGGTTAGGATGCCACGGGTGAGGCGACGATCCAGGATGTTCTTCCAGTCGTCGATCTCCAACTCGGCATCTTCCATCTTCGGACAGTCGATCATATCTGTATATGGTTCGCAATCTTCGCCCTCGTAGAGCTTCATAATCAACCAGTCTTGCTTTCCCTTATCAACCATACAATCAGTATAGCTGATTCGAAGAACGAAGTCAACAAGAAAAAAAACAATTTTCTGGTTGTGTTCTTTGGCTGGATACGCTATACTGATTGTATGGTTGATATGGAAATGAGCAAATGACAATTAAAAAGAATGAGATTGCCTGCAAGCTTTGTGGTAATATAATCGAGTCCACTCACCGATACGATTTTAAGTGGTGTCTTTGTGGTGAGGTCTTTGTTGATGGTGGTCTGGAGTACCTTCGCCGTGGTGGGAAGAATCTCGATAATATTATGGAGCTAAGTGATTATGACAACGAATAGTATGAAGTGGTTTGATTACAGACAGAATAATTCTGGTGGGGACTGGTGTGGACCAGATCACGTTGTAGTTCAGGCAGTCAATGCTGCTATGGCCGATGCCACTGCTATGGAATTTGCTGATGTGTATTTTGATGGATGTAGTACAGGAGTAGATTGCCAGTGTTGTGGGGATCGGTGGAGTCGAGCTTGGGATGGAGAGGGTACCGACGAAGCAATGGTGTATGATGATGCTGCTGTTGCTGGGAGAGCTGTGATGTTGGTATACTTTGATGGTCGAACTGAGGGAGGAAAGTAATGCGTGGACAATATTTGTGTAAGTTCTATGTCTCTGACAAACGAGTTTACACCGAAGAAACTATATTCGCCCTAAATACATTTGCTGCTCGGAAGATTATCGAATCCCGATATACAGGAACAGCATTCCGTTGGGCCTCTATTCCGCAGTTAGCACAAAATTCTACCAGCAGGTTTTGAT